CGGTACGTCTCCATCCGCCGGTCGCTGATGCTGATCAAGAAGGGCATCCTCGACGCCACCCGGTTCGCCGTCTTCGAGCCCAACGACTCGATCCTGTGGGACCAGGTCAACGCGGTCATCTCGCAGTACCTGCTGACCCTCATGCAGACGGGCGTGCTGGCCGGAACCACTCCGGAGCAGGCGTTCTTCGTGGTGTGCGACTCGACCAACAACACCGCCGCGTCGGTGGCGAACGGGGTCGTGAACATCTCCGTCGGTGTCGCTCTCCAGACCCCGGCCGAATTCATCGTCATCGAGATCGGCCAGTTCAGCGGTGGTTCCTCCGCCACTGACAGCACGGCCACTTCCTGAGAGGTAACCCACTGATGGCTACGACCACGTCCACCGTCGGACACATCGCGACGGACCCGCTTCGGAACTTCAAGTTCCAGGTCCAGATCCAGCACCCGGGCATCAAGGGCTTCGCCCGCATGGGCTTCATGTCCGTTTCGGGTCTGAACGTCACGACCGAGGTGATTCCGTACCGCGAGGGCGGTATGAACACAACGACCCAGAAGATGCCGGGGCAGAGCGACTTCGCCCCCATCACCCTTTCCAAGGGCCTCGCGGTCGGCGACTCGCAGATGATGGACTGGATGCGGCAGTTGTTCACTGTCCTCCAGGGAACCGGAAACGGAAAGGCCGGTGCGGAATTCCGGCACATGGTCGACATCAAGGTGCTCGACCACCCGGTTACTTCCGGCGCCACTCCCGCCAAGGCCGCGTTCCGCGTTTACAACGCGTGGCCCACGGCGGTGGCCTTCTCGGACCTGGACGCGGGCGCCAATGCGATCGTCGTCCAGCAGATGACCCTCGCCCACGAGGGCTTCGAGTTCAAGTTGGCTAACAGCACGGGCTCGTCTTCCGTTAGTTTCTAATAGCGGATTCCCGAGACTCGACTAGGAGCAAAACCAGTGGCTACCGACCTTAATACCGAGGGGTACTCCAGCCCCCTTGCGAACCCCGGTGCAGCAAACGCCGCCATTGCGGCAGTGCTCAACCAGGGGGGCGAGGTCGCAAAGCCCGAGATCGCTCTCCCGGCAGGTGGTAATTTCCGCCTGCCGGGAGGCTATGTCTTGGGCAACGACTTCCCCAGCACCCGTTACGACGCCGAGGTCCGGGAACTGACCGGCGCGGACGAAGAGGCCATCACCAAGGCCCGCCAAGGCGGTGTCGGCAAGTTCTTCTCCACCCTGCTCGCCTCCGGAACTGTTTCCGTGGGCGGCGAGAAGACCAGCCCCGTCCTGCTGTCCAACCTCCTGCTCGGTGACCGCGACATGCTCCTTCTGGAGATCCGTCGCGCGACCTACGGCGACGACATCGTCTGGGAGCGGTACTCCTGCATGCACTGCGGCGAGGAGTTCCGCCTGTCCGTCACCCTCGACGAGATCCCCATCCGGCGCCTGGAGGACCCGTCCCAGCGCATCTTCGAAGTCGAACTGCGAAAGGGCCGTAAGGCATTCGTCCGGCTTCCCGTCGGCAACGACCAGGACGCAGTCCTCGCCATCGCCGACCGCACCACCGACTCCGAGCAGAACACCCTCCTGCTTTCCCGCTGCCTCATTTCCGTGGTCGAGGCCGACGGCAGCGAGAATGCCGTCACCGGAAATCCCGAGTTCGCCCGCTCTCTGGGCATCGTGGACCGACAGCGCATCCTCGATGCGATTGAGAACAAGCAGCCCGGCCCTCAGTACAATGGGGTCAAGTTCACGCACGATTCGTGCGGAAAGGAGGTCCCCCTCTTCATTTCGGCGGGGGATCTGTTTCAGGGCCTGTAACTACCACGACACGTACTTCGAATACGAGCAACTAGTCGAACTAAGTCCGGCGTGGAGCCTCAGCGAGATTCGCCGGTTGACCGTGCGCGAGCGTCTTCACTGGGTGAAGTGGTTCAGGGCGCAGCGACATAGGCGAATTGCTGAGGCAGAGAATGGCTGAGAGCACTGTGGCGGGGCAGGGAACGCTCCTGGGGTGGAATAAGGCCCAGGACGCGATCTCTGCCCTGACGCGTACCATCAACGACCTGAACAAGGGTCTCAAGGGCGTAAACACCGGAGTCGGGCAGATGTCCCGCTCCCGGGGTATGGGACTGGCGCTGGGCGACGTATGGAACGGCACCAGCAACTACGCCCGTAACGTCGGCAGTGCCGGTAACGGGGGCGCCGTCCGCTTCTCCAACAACGGCTCGCAGGGTGGCGGTGCATCCAACAACGGAGGCTCCGGCGGTTCTGGTGGTTCCGGTGGCACGAACACCCCCCGTCTGGGCGGTGGTTCGGGAAACAACGGCGGCCAGAGGAGTCGCTACACCCTCAAGAGCGGTCTCCAGGGCGTCGTCGCGTGGGGCCAGAAGCAGTTGCCCGACCAGGTCGACATGCAGACGACCGCCTACCAGGCGGCGCAATACTCGTCCCAGTCCTGGCACACGCTGCGTGACGCGGCCTTCAAGAACAACTTCACCGCCCAGTCCACCCAGGACGCGGCGTCGGCCTACGCCACGATGTCGCAGATGGGCCTGTCGCCCGGCTCTGCGAACTTCAACACGAACTGGAACTACGTCAAGGGCACCTCGGGCTACCTGAACCCGGGCATGTCCGAGGCGCAGCGTGCGCAGGGTACGGCCGCAGCGTGGAGCGCTACGACGTACAACACGCTGCGCGGCATGGGCATCCAGACGATCAAGAACGGCACGAAGCAGAGCCCTCGACAGATCGCCCAGCAGATCTACCAGCGGTTCCCGGAACTCAAGCGGGTCAAGACGAACGCGCAGTTGTCGGCAACCCTCGACGACCCAGGCTCCGGCCTGAACCAGTCGCTGAACTCCTGGGGCCTGGACCAGAACACCCTGCAACTGGTCAAGGGTGAACTCAAGGGCATGATGCTCGCGCAGATCCACGGCGGTTCTGCGCAGACGTACGTCAGCCTCGCCAACCAGCGCGACAGCGGATCCACGCAGGAGAAGAAGAACTCCGCCCAGAGCGCGCTCGGAAAGATGGGCATCGGCGGGTCGACCGCCAACACCCTGATGACCCGCGCGGGCACCCTGCGGAACCAGGAAGTGAACACCAACGATGCCTTCACGTCCGGTCTCCAGACCGCGACGAAGTACCTGGACATGTTCTCCACCGCGCTCCAGGGCGTCCTGAAGTCGACCGGCGCGGACTCCATCCTCGGCTTCACTGGCGGTGCTGGCTCCCTGCTGGGCTCCAGCATCGGCTCCGGCATCGGCGCCTACGGCACCATGCGCGGTCTCGCCTCGGTGGGACGCCTGGCCGGTATGGGCGGAAGCGGAGGCGGTGGCCTGCTCGGTGCTGCTCGCGCGGCCCTGGGTGGCGGCACGGGAGAGGCTGCGGGCTTCGGTGCTCTGGGAGGTGCCCTGGACCTGTCTGGGGCCGCTCTGGGCGCTGCTGGCGGCTTCGGTATCGGCGCCTACCTCACCCACCACTTCGGCTCGAAGGTCGTCGACCACGTCAGCAAGAAGGGCTCGACCGGCAACAAGTGGGGCCACGTCGCTGTCGACGCCGGAGCGGGCGCCCTGACGGGTGCGGCCATCGGCTCCGTCGTCCCGGTCATCGGTACCGGTATCGGTGCAGCGGTCGGCGGTGTGATCGGCGCGGGCACGGGCATCGTCAGCAACTTCTTCGGCGGTGCTGGTGGCTCGGGCGGCGCGGCTTCCGCCACGGGTAGCAAGACGTCCGGCGCGAAGGCCACGGGCACGCAGGGCGCGGGCAAGACGGCAGCGGCCGTGATCAAGGTCGCCATGAGGTACCTGGGCGTGAAGTACGTCTGGGGTGGCAGCACTCCGAAGGGCTTCGACTGCTCCGGCCTGATCCAGTACTCGTTCCGGCAGATCGGCGTGTCCCTGCCCCGTACGGCCGCGCAGCAGCAGCGGGCGGGCAAGAAGGTCAACCTCAGCGACGTGCGCGCGGGAGACCTGCTCTTCAACGGCAACCCGGCACACCACGTCGTGATGTGCATAGGCGGCGGCAAGATCATTGAGGCGCCGCACACGGGAGCCGTGGTCCGCGTCCGGTCCTTCCGGCCGAGCGAGTTCACCAACGCTGTGCGGGTCCTCGGTTCCGTCGGCAACCTCGGAGACCCCTCCAGCGACACCGAGGAGACGGCCGGTTCGGACTCCAACCGCCTGTCCACCATGGGCTTCGGCGGTGACGTCGGCTCGTACGGCTCGATCGAGGAGGCTGACGCCATCGCGTCCGGCATCACCTCGACCGGCGCAGGTATCGGCTCCGACGCGGGCAGCAAGGACTCGAAGGACGACGCCGCCAACGACGCGGTCCCGACCAACATGCCGTCCGGCAACGTCAAGAAGTGGATCAAGACGGCGCTCGGGATCCTGCACCAGGACACCAAGAAGAACGAGTCCATCGTCAACACGATGATCCAGCATGAGTCGTCGGGTAACCCTCACGCGATCAACCGCACCGACTCCAACGCCAGGGCGGGGCACCCGTCCAAGGGCATCATGCAGACGATCGACTCGACGTTCAACGCGTACTCGATCAAGGGCCACAAGGACATCTGGAACCCCGTCGACAACATCATCGCGGGCGTGCGCTACGAGGAGTCGCGCTACGGCACGCTGGACAACGCACCGGGCATCAAGTCCATGGCCAACGGTGGCAAGTACAAGGGCTACGCGGTCGGCTCGACGAACATCGACGTCGACCAGACAGCACGCGTCCACGCGGGCGAGATGATCATCCCGGCCTACCAGGCAGACGCCATGCGCAAGGTCCTGGCCGGGAACAACGCCATGTCCTCCGTCGGCGGGCTTAATACCAAGGGCGCCACGCCCACCCTGAACTTCCACTCCGGTGCGATCACCGTGCAGGTGCAGGGCGTCATGGACCAGCGCGCGGCCCGGGATGCTGCCCAGCAGTTCATACAGGCCATCGCCGAGGACAACCGAATCAACCTCATCGCGGCAGGAAACTAATGGCTACGCGGATCCAGGACAACGGCTCTTTCGACCCACGCATAACGAAACTCCCCGGCCTTCAGTCACTCGTGGGCGGGGGTAAGAAGTTGAGCCGGGGCTTCATCATTCAGGAGAAGCCGGTAGACGGCGTGCGCTACCGGTGCAATTTCCTGTACAACCCGAGCGTCCTGAATGTCTCGCACTCCGTGAATTCAGCGGTCCAGGCGGACGACAATGCGCTCAACCCGAACGACGTGACGGCAAAGGACTTCCTTATGCCGTTGCAGCAGACGGTTCAGTTCAACCTGCTTTTCGACCGTACCTACGAGATGTGGGACTCCTCCCGGGTGTCCGGCGCCGAGAACATATTCGTACCTGCTCTCGGCGTGGGCTGGGACATTTCCATGCTCTACAAGATCACCGGCATCTCCGCCTCCGTAGACGTAACCGGCGAGGGGGCCGACGCCACGGGCGACTCCTCGAAGTCGTTCCGAAAG